CAAACGGGGTTTAGTTGGCACGTTGACCATATTAAACCATTAACCAAAGGTGGGTTACATAAGCCTACTAACTTACAAGTAGTTCCAGGAATCTGGAATGTAACTAAAGGTAATAGGTCGGAGGACAAATGGATGTAGATAAAGCACTGTACGAAGCCCCAAAAGGATTAGACGAAGAAGCCCAAGAAGTTGAGGCAATCGAGGTTATTATAGAGGGTGATGAGATTGAAGAAGCTATTGAGGAAGAAGAAGTAGATGATACTTTTGATGATAACTTAGCAGAAGAACTCGACGACAAATACTTACAAGAGCTAGCTTCAGATTTAGTAGAAGATTTTACTACTGACGTTAACTCAAGAAAAGACTGGCTTCAAACATATGTAGATGGTCTAGAATTATTAGGTCTTAAAATGGAAGAACGTTCAGAACCATGGGAAGGCGCATGTGCTGTCTATCACCCACTCCTATCCGAAGCATTAGTTAAATTCCAAGCTGAAACAATGATGGAGACTTTTCCAGCTGCAGGCCCTGTGAAAACATCTATCGTTGGACGTGAGACACCTGAGTGTATGGAAGCTGCTCAACGTGTTCAAGAGAATATGAATTATCAGCTCATGGAGCAGATGCCAGAGTATAGACCTGAACATGAAAGAATGTTATGGGGACTAGGACTAGCAGGTAATGCATTTAAAAAAGTTTATTATGACCCAGCACTAGAACGTCAAGTATCACTATTTGTTCCAGCTGAAGATATGGTTGTACCTTATGGTGCTTCTAACTTAGAATCAGCAGAGCGTGTTACTCATGTAATGCGTAAGACAGAACAAGAACTTCACAACTTACAAGAGATGGGATTCTATAGAGATATAGAGTTAGGAGAACCTACGTATGACCTAGACCAAGTTGAGAAGAAGATTGCAGAGAAGATGGGTTTTGATGCATCTAATGATGACAGATATAAAATACTAGAGATGAATGTAAACCTTGACTTAGAAGGTTTTGAAGATAAAGATGGAAATAGAAAAACAGGAATAGCTTTACCTTACGTTGTTACTATAGATAAAGGTACTAGCGAAATTTTAGCAATTCGACGCAATTGGGACCAGGATGACGAGAAGAAGCAAAAGCGTGAGCACTTTGTTCATTATGGTTACGTACCAGGATTCGGTTTTTATTGCTTTGGATTGATACATCTGATTGGAGGATTTTCCAAATCAGGCACAATGTTACTAAGGCAGTTAGTAGACGCAGGAACACTATCCAATCTTCCAGGTGGATTTAAATCTAGAGGGTTGAGAATCAAGGGTGATGATACTCCTATTGGTCCGGCTGAGTTTAGAGATGTCGATGTTCCTTCAGGTACTATTAGAGATAACATTCTACCACTTCCTTATAAAGAACCAAGTCAAGTTCTTGCAGCTTTAATGGATAAGATTATTGACGAAGGTAGACGCTTTGCTTCTGCTGCAGATATGAAAGTATCTGATATGTCAGCTAACTCTCCAGTAGGTTCTACACTTGCTATTCTAGAAAGAACACTGAAAGTAATGTCAGCAGTTAATGCTCGTATCTATTACTCAATGAAGAAAGAGTTAGGACTACTTAAAACTTTAATAAAAGATTACACTGATCCCAATTATGTATATGACCCTGCATCAGGAACACCAGGGGCTAAACAAGAAGACTACGATAAAGTTAATCTTATTCCTGTAGCTGACCCTAATGCTGCAACAATGGCACAGAAGGTTGTTCAGTATCAAGCAGTGATGCAATTAGCTCAACAGAACCCAGATATCTATGACTTACCAGAATTAAACAAACAGATGTTAGATGTATTAGGAGTTAAGAACGCAGAAAAACTTATACCTAATAAAGAAGATGTTAAGAGTGCTGGACCTGTAACAGAGAATATGAATATTATTAATGGTAAGCCAGTCAAGGCATTCTTAGAACAAGACCATGAAGCTCATATAGCAGTACATACAAGTTTCATGCAAGACCCTGAGATACAAGCAATGGTAGGACAAAGCTCAAAAGCTAGTTTAATATCAGGAGCTATGGAATCTCATATTGCAGAACACATTGCATTCCAGTATAGAATAGAAATTGAGAAACGACTAGGTGTACCACTACCTCCAGTTGAAGAACCTCTACCAATGGATATTGAAAATGAAGTAGCTAGACTAACAGCTGATGCTGCACCAAAAGTATTACAAGACAATCAGCAGAAAGCTCAACAAGAAGAACAACAAAAACAACAAGAAGACCCAATACTTCAAATGCAAAAACAAGAACTTGAACTTAAAGCACAAGAAGCTCAAGCTAAAGGTCAGAAGATGATGGCAGATGCTCAACTAGAACAAGCGAAGTTTGAGTTTGAGAAAGAAAAAGCTACAATGCAAGTTCAAAAAGATGTCATGATGGCACAGGCTAAGATTAAATCTCAAGAGACTATTGTGGGAGCTCAGATTGGAGCCGACGCTGAACTGAAACAAAAAGATGCTACAGCCAAAGAAGTATTAGAAGGTGCAAGATTAGGTGCACAAGCAGTTGCTAAAGAAAAAGATGTTCAACTGCGCTTACAAGAATCTCAGATGCGAAATGATGCTATGTTAAAAATGTCAAAACAAAACCAGCAGAATAACGCACCTAAGACGAACGAATCCAATAATGGAGAAAACAACTAACCGAAAGGAAAATTATGTCACAGACTGAAACGCTCATGCTTCTAGCATCCCAGGTAGAAGAGAGACGCAAAGTAGTATTAGATGATTTGGGACTAGGGGTGAGAAGCCACGAAGCATATGTATCAGCAGTAGGAGAAATGGCAGGATACATGCGTGTACAACAATTAATATCAGAGATGTTACAAGCAAGAAAAACAGAGGACGAAGCTTTTGAAAGCAGTCCAACTGATAATGTTGTTAAGATGGAGGGCAAGTAATGACTATTGCAACTCCAACCAAACAGATAGTCTCCAGTTCTGGAGCACCTATTAAAACTAAAAACACAACTACCACTGAAGGCACAAAAGTAAGTGAAGGAGAAGCTAAAGCAAAACTAGCATCTCAACTTCCTGACGTTAAAGGATACCGTTTATTATGTATGGTACCTCAAGCTGAAGAAGCTTACGAAAGTGGTTTGATTAAATCAGACGAAGTTAAAAAAGTTGAGGAGCATTCAACAGTATGTTTGTTTGTTATGCAACTTGGAGATTTAGCTTATCAAGATAAGGATAGATTCCCATCAGGTCCATGGTGTAAAGAGGGCGACTTCATTATTACACGTGCTTACTCAGGAACTAGAATTAAAATTCACGGAAAAGAATTCCGCATACTAAACGACGACATGGTTGAAGCGGTGGTCTCTGACCCTCGTGGCTATGAACGCGCATAAGGAGAAATAAAATGGCTAATGTAATAAATGAAATACCAGACGAAGTAGATATGGAAGGTGAAGAACTGGAGGTAGATTTAGACGCTGCCAAGAAAGACAGTGATGGTAAAAAGTCTACAGCAGATGTTGAAAGAGTAGAAGCGCCTAAGAAGACTGAACCGGAGTTAGAGATTGAAGAAGAAGATGATACTCCAGCTGAAGATAGAGGCAAAGAACCACTACCGGAAGAGATTAAAAAAGAGGTAGAAGAAGATACTCTTGAAGGTTACTCTGAACGTGTTAAACAACGTATGGCGCAATTGAAGAAAATGCATCATGACGAAAGACGTGAGAAAGAGAAAGCTGAAAGAGAAAGACAAGAGGCTGTTACATATGCACAAAAAGTAGCAGACCGAAATAAATACCTTCAGACTACATTAAGTACAGGAGAAGAAGACTATATTAAAACTAAGGTTTCTGCTTCTGAGGCTGAACTTAAAATGGCTAAACGAGACTATCGTGAAGCATATGAATCTGGAGATACAGATAAGATAGTTGAAGCTCAGACTGCTATGAATTCTGCTCAGTTTAAACTAGCGCAGGCTAGTGGATTAAAACCTCAATATAATTCTGGACAACCAAAAGAAAATGAGGTAGAGTCTAACCAACAATCAGTGCAACCTACTGTTTCTAAACCAGATGCAAAAGCACAAGTATGGCAACAAAAGAACACTTGGTTTGGTAAAGATGAAGAAATGACTTCATTAGCTTTAGGTGTACATGAAAAATTAGTCAGGAGTGGGGTAAGTCCTACAAGTGACGAATACTACCATCGAATCGACGAGACGATGCAAAAACGGTTCCCTGAAAATTTTGGGGAAGAATCGTTGGAATCGGATAAACCCGCCCAACGCAAAAAACCATCTAATGTGGTTGCACCGGCAACG